TGGAGTGCTTATTTTCAAGTTTTAAATGAAAATCAAGAGAAAGAAATGGAAAAAGCTCGCAGACGTAGGTAGAATAGGAAAAAAATAAAATTGTTGTGGCTTCTAGAAACGCAAAAATAAATGTAGTTGTTGATGGTTTAAGACAAGTACAGGAGCTTGAAAAATCTTTAAGAAAAATATCTAGTCTTGCCGATAAAGTAAATGGTAAAAGTGGTAAATCAAAAGAAACACAAAAAAAAGATCAAAGATTAAAAGAAGAAATTAAAATAGAAAGAATTTTAAATAGTATTTCAGCTAAAAGAAATCAACTTTTTCAGATAAATTCTAAAGACGCAAAAGTTAGTGCTATTAAACATAAGTTAACTAGAGCAGAAAATTTAGCTATGGATGGGAAGATTATAGAAGCACAAAAACAGTTAGCGATAGGAACAAAAAGAATGACACAATTACAAGGAGAAACCGCAGAAATAAAGAGACAAACCGAGGAATTAAAAGCACAACAAGCTATAGCTAATAAAGGTATTTCTGCTTCTGGCCCATTTAGTCGAATATCTGATAGGCAGTCCCGTGATCGTGAAGGGAAGAGAACATTTATGAATAATCCTTTTGTAGGAGGGATGGCCAAAGTTTTACCTAAATCAATGCAACCAACAAGAGGTTTTGATCTTAGCTCTGCTGCGATTGGTGGTGGTTTTCCTCTGTTGTTTGGTGGAGGACCAGTACAAGCTGCTGCTGGTGCGTTAGGAGGGGGTATTGGTGGAATGTTTGGCCAAGGTGGAGGATTCGCTGGTTCTATTGCCGCTACTGCTGCTGTTCAAGCAATTCAACAAACTATCACTGCTGTTGCTGACTTAGGAAAGGCAATGGGTCCTTTTACGCAAAATACAAATGCTTTGGTAGATGCAATGGGGCTTGCAGGTACAGCAGAGGGCAAAAGAATAGAAATAATAAAAGAATTAGAAGGAGAACAAGCAGCTTTTAATGCTGTGATGCAAAAAATGAGAGAAGCAATAGGAACAGAAGCGACTAAAAGATTACAAGACTTTGGAGAAAAAGCATCATTAGTAGGAAGTGAGTTTCAAATTGCAATGACTAAAATGCGAGCATCATTAGTTCCTATAATAAATTTAGTTGACCAATTATTAGGAATATCAAAAGGAGCACAAGAAGCACAACGTAAGAGGTTTATAGAAAATACTAAAAATCCTGTAATGGTACAAAAAAGAGAAGAAATAGAAACGCTAAAAGAAACTACAGGCGGTGGAAGAGGAGCAGCAAAAAGGAGAAGCGACAGAATAGAAGTTTTACAAGAGGAATTAGATAAAATGGCTGATATAGGAATTGCTTTAGAAAATCAAGCAGTTAAAATGTCGGAAATAACTTTAGAACATGACAAATTAGTTAAAAAAGCTCAAGAAGAAAAAGACCTTAAAGAAGCTGTTAAGAAACTAACAGAAACAGGTATGTCTGAAGCTATCGCCAAAGAAGTAGTTCAAAGACAACAAGTTGGAGATAAAGCAGTAGAGGAGTTAGAGCAACTTAAAATTAAACTAAGACTTCAAAACGCAGCTTTAAGTTCTGAAGACATGACTACAGAACAAAAAAAGAAACAGAAAGACTTATATGACAGCATACTTAAAAAACAAGAAAATATAACAAAAGAAACAGAAAAAGCTGTAGAAGCAATAGAAAAGCAGGGGAAAGCAATTAAAGAGGTAAAAGTAACTAAAGAACAAGTTGCAGATTTATTAGCTAACGAAATGGCAAATGGAATTCAAGGTCTTATTGAGGGAACAAAATCACTAGGAGATGTATTAGCAAGTGTTGCTAAAAATTTGGCAAGCATGTTTTTACAAGCTGGTACGTCAAATCTCTTTAGCAAAATATTTAAAATACCTGCACAAGCACAAGGAGGTTACAACAGGGCAGGTGGATTCAAGGCATTTCAATATGGTGGTGTTGTAAATTCTCCTACTCTTGGAATGATAGGAGAAGGTGGCGAATCAGAATATGTTATACCAGCTTCTAAGATGGCTGGTGCGATGCAAAGATACTCTTCTGGTGCAAGAGGTGGTGCAGTTATCCCAGGCGGTTCAGGTGATGCTGGTACTGTTTCAGGTTCTTCAGGTAATGCAGTAGTTGAATACACTGGACCTGTATTAAACTTTAACGGTGATGATTATTTGCCAAGATCAGCCGTACCAGATTTAATTAATACAGCAGCAAAAAGAGGTGCTGATGCTGGACAATCAAAAATGATGAAAACATTTAAAAATTCTAGAAGTCAAAGGGCAAGTATAGGACTATGAGTATTACAACTATTTGTACATTTCTTGAAATTTATGAAATGGATGAAGATGAAAAAAAAACAAAGCATAGATTACAAAATGCGAAGTTAAATTTAACTGACCCTGATTATGAAAATGCTGGAAACACAATAGAATTTAAAAATGAAGATTTTCATTATATGCCTTTTATATATGCTGGAACAACAATTAATAAAAGTGGAGATAATATTGAATCTAATTTAATTATGGGCAATTCTCCTATATCAATGTCTAGAGCACAAGAGGCTGTAGCAAATCAATATTTTGCTGAAGTGACTGTTTGTATTTTAGATAATAGTGATTTAGATGACATTCAAAGAACCTTAACTTCAGATGTATGGTTGATTTCTAGTCTTGCTTATGATGCAGAACGACTTGAATTGACTTTAAGTAGTGCAATAGATTCTGTTGGATCTAACATGCCAAACTTAGTTTTAACCTCAGATTGCGTTGGAGCTTTACCTAGTTCAAGTGATATACAAAATAGATGAAGCCACATCAGTTAATTGGTTTACCTTATAGGTTGGGAGCTGAACCTGAAAAACATCATGCAGTAGATTGCTTAACACTGACAATTTCAGTATTAAATTTTTATGGAATAAAATTTTTAAAACGTGAAAAAGAATGGTACAGACGATATTTACGAAAAGATTATTCTATTTTTAAAGAAGTTTTTGATAAGTGGGGAAACGAGACAAAAGATATTAATATAGGTACAGTAGCAATAGTTAACAAAGAAGAAGGTTTTGCTCTCGCTGTTTACTACGAAGGAGGATTTTTAATTTGTCAAGACCCAATGGTAAGGTGGACTCCTCAAGACACTTTGGCGGTAGAAAAATATTATTGCCCGCAGAAATCGAATTATGTAAAACTGTTGGAATAACTGAAGAAGAATATTGGCTATTTTTAGAATTAACTGACGCTTATAACGGGAAAAGACCTAAAGAATACGATGAACTGCCTTATGTAACTAATGCTTTTATTGGAACTGTTTTTACTTGGATAACCGGTGGAGGTGTTTTTGCAAATTTAGCTTTAGGTGTAATTTTAACGTATGTTGCCAATTTTTTAACACCAAAACCCAAAGCACCAAAATTACCTGGAAGTTTAACAACTGGAGGGGTAACGGGTAATAAAAGATTTGCTCCACAAGAAAATTTTAATTCTGTTCAAGAATTAGCAAAATTAGGTGAAATTGTACCTTTAATTTTTGCTAAACAAATAAAAAAACAAAGTGACGGCTACCCTAGTGTTTATGGCGGTGTAAGAGTTGCGACAAGACTTTTGTGGTCACAAATGATTACGCACAAAAACGCACAACAACTTAAGGCTCAATTCATGATAGGGTTAGCAACTTTAACTCAAAGACCTGATTTTGAAGGATATGCTATCGGTGATTTATTACTTAAAAATTATGTATCAAGAAAGATAGCATTATATGTTGATAGAACTGGTGGAAGAATAAGTGAAAAACATCATAGATATTCAGAATCAAAACTTGAACCAGATCAAAGGGACAGGCATGGAGGAAAAATGGATGATGTCATGTCTGTTGACTGGGATCAAGCAGACGATGGAGACGGTGCAGCTACTAACAGCATTGTAAGTGGAACGAGAGCACCGAGCACTCAAGTGCAATTTGGCTCTTATGTTCCCATGCCAAATGCTATGAGATTTAGATTGCCATATGAACTAATAATGGTGCAAAAAGATATGAAAAGTGACGTAAAAAAAGATCAGCGTAGAAAAAGAAAAAGAATTAGAACAAGCTATCCACACTATGCAGCATTTCAACAAATTGGAACTTCCTCAAGTGCTAATAAATTTGAAAAAAATGCTGATGTAGATGCTGGAGATAGAATAAGATATAAAGTTTATGATTATGACATATTAGATAAATTTAATGAAGATGACTTTAAGCCTTGGGGGTTAACAGATGTAGCAAGTGCAATTAATTCACGTAGAGATTTGATAAATGATAATTTAACAGTTGGAGAATTATATTTATGTGGTTCTGCTTTGGCAGTTTTATATAAAAGGGAAATACCTTTAATTGAAGTTGATGGTGGTCATTGTAATTTTTATTTTAAAGCTGAAACTGATGGTAAGTTAGACACAGAATTTAGTGCTAAGCGTTCTGAAAAAGTTAATTTTGTATATGAACGACTTACTTTACAAAAAGCATCAGTAGGAACAATCAGCAATAATAGAGCTTGTGATGTTACAGAAATCGGTCTTAAATCAAAAGTTTTTAAACAAATTACATCTTTTCCTAACGTCAACTCACACCCCGGAGCAGTAGGAGTAAAGGGTGTAAATGCAGATACTACAAAGGGTGTTGTTAAAGATTATCAGAATGATAATGCAAGTATAGCTTTAGGTGGAATGAGTAAATATATTAACAGGTTTAGTTTCTTCAGATTACAAGCAAGAATAGCTGGAACGGATGACGAGTTTGCTTTTATTGATGAAGGAGTGCCTTTTTGTATAAAAGGTAATTCTCCTACTTTTCTTTATAATTTTATAAGAATAAATCATATTTGTAGTCCAGCAAAACAATTTGAATTTAGATTTATTCCTTACCCCGGTAATCTTATCAAAAGAAATTTTATAGATAAGAGAGATGTAAGAATATTAGACTCAACTAGCAATAATTTAGAAAATTATTCAGTAAAAAAACATGGACAAGATTTTGAAGTTTATTTTAGTGGAGAAGAACGTATTTTATCCAGAGGTGAAGTTTCTAACAAAGAATGGTATTTAGGTGATGTTGAAAAAAAATCTTCTGGAGCAGTAAAAAAATTTAAAAAAACTGGAACAGGAACAGTTCCTAAAAAGAAAAAGTGGGTAAAAGTAGAGTCAAGAGATATGGGTACTAGTCAATTTGGTACTTCTTATTTAAGTCAGAAACCAAATAATAAACAGGGAAAAATATTTTCTCCTTCAAAAGGGTTAACTAGTCGTACAAAATGGTATTGGGGCGACAATAAAAAAGGTGGTTGGTCACAATCATTTAAAACAGGTAGAATGACTCAATTTTCAGTTAAAGGTGAGAATCAAGTCGAGGTTAAATATAAAGGTTACAAATATAAAAATGGTCCTTTTTTAGGCAGAAAAACTACTGGTGGTTGGATGCAGGCAGGTAGTTATTATGGCATTAATAAATTTGAATATAAAGCTGTTCCTATAGATCCAGCACAAGTTTATAAAAATGTTTCAGTAAGTGGTGGTTCTGGTTCAGGTTTAAAAGTAGAAATAAAAGTTTATAAAAACAGTAAAAATAAATTTGCTGCCGCTAGATGGAAAATTAAAAGTAAAGGAGAAGGGTACAAACCGGGAGATAAAGTCAATATTCCAGCTAGAGGACTTTTTAAAGGCTTGAAAAATGTAAAAATAGTTAGTGATTTTAACGATTTTGTAACTGAGCCTTGGTACTCTGGCAGAAACCTAAATCCCTATGATGCTATAGCTGATTTTTACCAGTACGATTCAGAACGTAGTAGCCACATGGATGGTCCTGAACATCAGATAGTTTATGTAAATGAACAAACTGATATGGGTAAAGATAACGTACCACAATATAGATTTCCCGGCATTGCAGGTTTATCAACTGTTGGTATCAGGTTAAATAGTTCTAAAGAATGGAATAATTTTTCTGCTTTATCTGTATATATTAGAAAAGGTATTGAAATTAAAAGATTAATTAATGACAAAGGTCAAACTGTAACCAGTAGCAACAAAGGTTCTCATGGGGTTTCAAGTAAAGGTTTAGGTCCAACAAATAATTTTGCAGAAATAGTGCATGCTCTGCTTACTGAGAAAAAATTTGGTTTAGCTGGTTTAATTGGTGTAACATCAGTTGATAAAGACAGATTAATTACTGCTGCAAAGTTTTGTGAAGCTAATGAATTTTATTGGGACGGAGTTATAGCAGACAAGTTTAATATAAGAGATTTTATTTATCAAAATGCTGTATTTAATCTTTTAGATTTTAGTATTATCGGAGGTAAGTTTAGTTTGTATCCATCTGTACCTTTTAATAAAAATTTTGAAATTGATGAAAAAGGAGAGCCAACAGTAAGGGCTTTATTTACCGATGGTAATACAAGAAATTTAAAAGTTACTTTTCTTTCACCAGAGGAGAGAGAAAATTTCATTGGAGTTGCTTTGTATAGAGTTGAAACAACAAATGGTTTTCCAGAAACACAATCTATTTCTTTAACAAGTAAAGCCGAAAACAAGAAAAATAGCGTTATGGAAAAAAGACCGATTGAGACTTATGACATGACTTCTTTTTGTACCAATGACCAACACGCAAGAATTTTTTTACAACACGTTATAAAATTAAGAGAACTTGTAGATCATGGCATTATGTTTGAAACTACACCACAGTCTGCTTTAGGTTTGCAGCCGGGTGAATATATAAGATTTATAAGTGAAACTACACACACTCAAAGATTTGAAAATGGCATTATTACAGATGATGGATTTGTTCAAAGTGTTGGTAATGTCGATTTAGATGGTAAAGAAATTTATTATTGGAAGCCCGGAACTGAGGAAGTATTAACTGAAAATAATTTTGAAGTTGAAAATCACAAAACCAAACAAAAAAAATTATTTGGAAGTGTTTTTACAATAAAAGATACAGATGAACAAAACAGAATCTATAAAGTAGAAAGTCTTACATATACTGAAGAGGGATTTATTCAAGTATCGGCTTCGCATGTCCCTCTGTTAGATGATGGAAGTATTGCTACAATAAATTATGATGCTAGTGACTTTGAGGCAATCTAATGGCTAAAAAAAACTTTCCTAATATTAGAAACGGCCCCTCTACAAGAACATTTACTCCCGGTGAGTACCCACAAGCGGTTTTTACAGCACAAAATGGTGCAGTTTCAGTTATTAGATATGGCGTTTTAAAAAGTAACACAAGATTAACTTTAGGGTTTAATAACATAACGGATGATGATGTACTTTTAATTCTTAATTTTTATGAAGAAGTTAATTCTGATTATGACCACATATATTTTAGTAAGACCGAACTTAGGGGTATTACGACTGGAGATTTAAGAAATGTATATAGAGAAATAGATAGTAAAAAAAATCATAAAGTATATTATAGATTTGAAACGCCACCAGTTGTAACTAGCGTTCAACCAAACTGTTCAAATGTTCAATGTAAATTTGTCGGTTTACTAGATGGCCAGTAGAATGTATTTAACTTTTATTATTAGGCATGGCTAATTATTATTCTGGAACAAAAGGTTCATTATTTGTAGGTGATGCAGATTCAAGTATAGATACGGCGGCTGATGAAGTCGCAAAGGTTCGATCTTGGTCTTTCTCAGCATCAACAAGTACTTTAGAAACAGTATCTTTAGGAGATCACGATAGAACAATAATTTCAGGAATTTCAAGTGCCTCTGGATCGGCAAGTATTTATTATTATGCAACGTCTACAACAGGTAATAACAACAGCGGAGTTTTATCAAGTAAAATTATAAGCACTATAATACCTTCATCATCTGGTGAAAGACCAAAAGTAAGATTCAGACTTCAATCCGATGCAAACCATAGAATTGACTTTGATGCAGTAATTACAAATTTCAGCATGACTAATGCTGTTGGTGAAGTTATGTCTGCAAACGTAGAGTTTGATGTTGATGGACTACCTTTAAACAATGATTTCTAATGTCTGTATATTTTGGTTCTACAGGTTTTATAGAATTAAAGCGTGATGCCTTAAATTCTGATATAGAAACAAGACTTGATCCTGAGGATGTAAATACTAATAGGAAAAGATTTTCAGTTGATAAAGTTTTAGGATCACTAATAACAGGAGATCAAATAGAAATTGAAACTGTAGATGGTAGTAATTTAGAACTTGTTTCAGGCCATAATTTTCCTGACGTTAGAAGATTTATTCATATTGATGATGTTGGTGGGATAAGGCTATTTGATAGTTTTGCTAATGCTTTAGCTGGTGAATTTGCAAATGCAATTGCATTAACTGCACCTTCTTCTTCAAAAAATATTTTAATTAGAACAAGAAATAATAGATTTAGACCTTTAGCAAAGGTAACTGAATTTGAAATAACTACTAGTAGAGATACAGTTGACATTACACATTTAGGGGAGGAGTTTAGAAAGCAATATGAAAATGGTCTTATTTCTGGCCAAGGAACAATTCAAACAATTTGGCAGCATAGAGCTTTTCAAAATGACACTAAAGAGTTTAGTAGTCCTGATTTTCCTGTTTATTTAAGTCAATTATTGGTGCGTATACAGCAGGGAGCAGATTTTGAAGGAAGATTTTATATTTATCACGATCCAAGTCAATCCACAAATAGTGTTTGGTATCAATCAATGTGTGTAGTAACTAACGTGGCAATAAATGTACCTGCTGCTGGAATGGTTGAGGCAAGAATAGAATTTGTCACTAATAGTGAAATCAGACTTCATAACGGAACTTTACCTTCATTTCTATTACAAGAAAATACTGATAGAATATTGCAAGAGGATGGCAGTGGTATTTTACTTGAAGAAACTTAAAATATTATTTATGATGTTCTTAAACATTATTTAGCATGGCTGATCTACAAATCACACAGTTACCAGAATTGGGATCAGCAGCTTTACAAGCAACTGACCCGATAGCACTTGCAGATATTAGTGCTTCTGAAACAAAGAAAATTACAGCTAAAAACTTTGTACAAGGTGCTTTTGCATTAGTAGATAACGCAACAGTACCAGCAACTAAATTACAATATCCATTAACAGCAGGGCAAATAGTAACAGCTTCATTAGCTGACGATGCGGTAACAAATGCAAAAATTGCAGACGCAACAATTACAGGTTCTAAGTTAGTTGCAAATACTATAACCGCAACTCAAATCGGACCTGCGGCAATTGGTGCTAGTGAACTCGGAGATAATTCTGTAGATACAGCTTCAATAATAGACTTAAATGTTACTGCAAATAAGTTAGCAGCAAATGCCGTTACAACTAATAAACTTGCCAATAGTGCCGTAACTTTTGCAAAAACTAATTTTTCTGACGGTGATATTCCCGGTGCAAAACTTACAGCTAATTCTGTAACAGCGACACAAATTGCTGCTAATGCTATTACTGCTAGTGAATTAGCTAATAATGCTGTTGATACTGCTGCTGTAGCTAATCTTGCAATAACAGGAGCAAAAATAGCTAATAATACAATAACCGCAACTCAAATAGCCGCAAATGCTATCAATGCTTCTGAATTAGCTAATAATGCAGTTGATGCTGCATCTATAGCTAGTAATGCTGTAACAACTGCCAAAATTTTAAACTTAAATGTAACAACAGATAAATTAGCTGCTGGTGCTGTAATCGCTTCTAAAATTGCCAATGATACAATTACTGCTACTCAGATAGCGGCAAACGCTATTGGTGCAAGTGAATTAGCTGATGATGCAGTTGATACTGCTGCCATTGCAAATTCTGCTATTACAGATGCTAAAGTCTCAAATGTTTCTGGTACGAAAATTACCGATGGCACTATAACAGCTGCAAAATTAAATACAGCAAATATTGATAGATCATTAAATGTAGCTTCAGGTAATTTAGGTATTAATAATGCAGTAACAGGTGGGGCTTCTGCAATAAGTGGCATAACTTACAATGCAGAAGGATTAATTACTTCAACAACTGCACTTGTTGGGACAGATTTACCTAAAGCCACAGCTTCAGTTATTGGTGCTGTAAGTGTGCCTAGCACTGGCGGTTTAGCTGTATCTGGGACTGGAGCTTTAACAATAAATAATACAATTACTGCCGCAACAATTTCTGGAATATCTTATAACGCTTTAGGATTAATCACACAAACTACAGCTTTAGTGGCGGGAGATTTGCCTGTAGCAACAACAACAGCTATAGGAGCAATGTCTGTACCAACTACTTCTGCACCTCTTGAAGTAGATGGTGCTGGTGTTTTAACTCTTGCTGACAGTGGAGTTGCTGCTGGTGAATATACAAAAGTAACTGTTTCTACTCAGGGAATAATTACTGATGCAACTACTTTAGATGCGACCGATATTCCAAGTTTACCCACCAGCACTATTACGAGTGGTACTTTTGGAACTACCTTTATTGCTGATGATTCCATAACAATGGATAAAATAGCAAATTTATCTACTGGTTTTATACAAGAAGCATCACCAGATATTTCTGATTTACCAACAGGAGTTTTTTGGTTACAAGAATCAACAGGTCAATTAAGAATATTTAATGGCAACAGCTTTTTCTCTGTTGGTTTCGGTAGGTTAGCGGAAGAAAACCTTAGATTTTGCGGTACATTTAATGCTAGTAATGGAACAATTGTCACACTTACAGCATTTGGTACGTCAGCAGGTTTTACAGTAAGTAATGCTATCCCAGCAGGTACAGCAACATTAACTGGTGCTTATTTTGTTTGTGTTACTCCAGGAAACGGTACAGCAGTTGTTTCAGCAACTAGCTTTGATGCTGGTGACTGGTGCTTATGTATGGGTGCTGATAATTGGGATAGAATTGATACTTTATCAGGACCTGGAAGCGTTTCAGCTTTGAATGATTTATCAGATGTAACGGTATCAAGTCCAACAACTGGTCAAATATTAGTACTGCAATCAGGTGGTCAGTTTGCCAATGTTTCGGTAATTAGTGGAGGAACTTACTAATTTCATGTATCCTTTAAATAAGCAAAGGTAAACTATGACAATTCAAATTAAATTAAAGAATAGTGTTGTACAAGATAGTACACCAAGTACATCAGATTTACCTGCGGTTGGTGAAATAGCACTTAACGCAAATATAAATAGCATTGGCGGCTTTATGCGAGCCAGTGATAATAGTATCGTAAAAATATTTGGACCCGGATCTTTAAGTACACCAACTGCTACAACTACAGTTTCAGGTATTTCTGAATTAGCTACGAACAGCGAAACAACAACTGGAACTGCTACAAATAGAGTTGTAACCCCTGCTGGCTTAAATGCAGTAACAGTTG